AGAATCAACTCCTCTACTTTCAATCATATTCTTTGATATGGCACTTTCTGATTCGAAGTAAATTACACCAGCGTCTTTATCTGTTTCTAAAAAATGTTGGCAGATACCTAAGGCAAAAAATGTTTTACCTGTAGCAGCCTCACCAGCGATTGCTGTAATCTTGTTTCCAGGCATACCACCATAGATACTACCTGATAATAGGGCGTTAAAGGCATATGAACCTGTGTCTATAAAATTTGTGACATCAGCGCTATCAACACCGTCACTTACTAAACCAGCATATTCATTACCAGTTTCTTTAATAATATCTTTCAAAAAATTACTCATACTATATCTCCGTTCTTACAATGTGTTTTCTTAAAGCTCGTACAAGTCTTTCCATATTATCAATAATGTCTATTAAAGATTTATCGGTAATGTAGTGTTGTTTTTCTTTTAGCTTGTCGTATTCTTTTAATGAAATCTGTACCATTGGACTTGGTGGTTGATGTTCATTTTCCATTGTGGCGTCTAGCGCTCTTTGTTTTTCTTCACTATCTGTCATAAAATATCCTTCGATTTATTATATTAATATACTATACTTTATTCAAAAAGGCAAGTCTACCTTTATTTATCATCATCAAATACCTGTTCCCATCCACGAGGTACTACGGTGTCCATAGGATTTAGGTTTTTCGGTCCATTCCATTCTGTTTTTGGCATTTGAGCCTGCCCTTCCCATTCAAACCTTAAATTTTCATCTTGTGGTACCCAACCTTTTCTTGGTTCTTCATAGTCTTCAGGTTTCACTCTTGTCCATAATAATTCTTTCATATCTTTTATATTGACCATACCAAAGTCATTATAAACACGACCCTCAAATTTATCAGCCATACTTAATACAATCTCTTTATTGTAGGCAATCTTTCTTTGATAGTCGTAATACTCTTTTAAATCTTTGTAATCTTCTTTTGATATCATCTGATTATTTCTATATTGGCATTCGGTCCCCATATTTCAAGTTCCTTTCTCAAACGATTATCATTCTTTAAATTATTATATCTGTTGGTTGCTTTCTTTTTCCACCAATCTATAATATTATTTAGGTTATGTTTGTCGTAATTGTCGTCTTTGATAACCTCTTTTGTTTTATTATTTACTATATCTATATAATTCTTAATACCATAATTACAAGTGTAATATCTTTTTCTTTCTGTAAGTTTTTTAGCATTAATAATAGTAGTATTAAACTTATCTAAATTATCACCAGATAAACTTCTCTTTACTAAACCAATAATGGCCTGTGTTAACTTTAACTTTCTACTTGAAGCGTCATCTTTGACCAGTTTGCCTACTTGATTTTCTACAAAACTAGACAGGTCATGGAAAGGTTTACCATGTATCAAAGGTATAAAATCACTATCAGTTAGACCTTTATATCTTAGATATGGTTTCATACCATCATATTGACTTGATGATTTACTATTACCATATAGACTTGTAGTTTCAAATAATGATAAGTTCATACCATACTTGTCATTTAATTTTTCTCTTACCCAATGACTACAACATATGGCAGCCAATAGTTTACCACCAAGGTAGTTATAACCAAATGGTTGTGATGGTACAATTACAAAACCCATAATGGCAGTCTTATTAAATGTAACTAACTCTGGTACATTACCTAACATTGTATTACGAGGTTTCATATTAATTACTGGTGAACCACATCTAATAAAACCAACCCACTTATTAGACTTTTTTTCTTTTACACCTATCTTTAAATTTTTACCAGGCACACTTGACATATTAGTGTGTGATGATATTAAATTTAAAAAAGAATCAAACGTTGTATTATCTGGCTCTGTAATCTCAAACTCCATATCTTCAGGTGACATATCAAAGTTATCAAAGATTTCTGTTTCAGGACCCATGCCTGGTAAACTAGCCGATATAGTATCGTTTAGTTGATTCATTTTTTGATCTCTCATATATTGGTCAATACGATTAAACTGTCCAAAGTAATCATTAAATATACTTGAACAATATAGTGCCTGATCTGTAGTTAGAGATTGTTTCATTTTGGTGGTTTAATTCCTAAAGATCGAAAGTGTTTTATACTATCAGAAAAGTTTACACTTACAGATATTCTTTCTTGTTTACTTTTAAAAGGATATACTAAATGTACTAGGCCGGCAGGAAACAAATATATATCTTTTTCTATAGGTCTTCTTACCCAACCAGTAGTACAATAACCAATTTCTTCACCATATCTAAACTCTATTCTTCCTGCTGACGGTGTATTACTTTGTTTAGTATGATCGGCAGTTGTATTTTCTTCTTCAATTTCTTTTGGTACTTTTAAATACATAACACAAGATACATCACCCGTATGATTATGAGAAGGATTCCACTCACCTGCTTTCATAAAGTTTACCCATAGTGGTTCTTGTACAATTATATCTTTTGGTAGTCTTACAGTATTCCCAACGTGAGAGGCTAAATCATTTTTTAATCTTGCTTGAGCTCGTGTATATTCTGAGGCCAACCATGTTAATTCTTCATTAACAAGTTTTCTTTGTTCTAGTGTAAATATATTTGCATAACTATATTCCTCTGTTAAATTTCCTGCTAGTTTTTTTCTATAATCATTTGCTACTTTTAGTTTTTTATCTTTTCTAATTTTATATGCTGATTTTAAAAGTAAATCATGTAGTTCATCTGAAATTGTTGTATGAACAATATAAGGACCAAAAGGTCTTTCTATTTTAAATTGTCTGGCTACTGTACTCATTTTTCGTTATTCCACATCCATAATAATATTACAGGTATCATCATAATACCCATGTAAATTAAAAGTGCCGTTGTTAAGCTCATACTTCATTCCCCCAACTATGCCAATTGTTTCTTTTTCTACGAGCAAAGAGTTCTACATAAGGGCCATCTAACATATTCTCTATATGATTGTACACAATATCTGGCTTTCTACTATGTTCTTGCCTTTGTTCTACCACTAATTGTGGTATACTCTTGCTGTTTCTTTTTGGTTTACCTCTTGTTGCTAATAAACACATTTCAGGATTGGCCCTTGTCCAATATCCTAGGCCTGTAAAAAAGCCCATACTTTTTTTATTTGTCTTTGCCCATGTAAAGCCTACGGTTTTGTACTTAAAACCCCAGGCATTTATTACTTCAAAGGCTTTGTCTAACAATGGGTCAACTACCCACATTAAAAGGACTGAATTGTCCTTAGCAAGGTCACCAACAGGTAACCGAATAATGTCAGATAAAGACATACAAGGATAGTGTTTTTCAGGACTTCTATCCTTTCCTTTGTTACTATACGTTTTAAAATACCAAGGCGGGTCAGCATATATTACTCCATATTTGTTATTAGTGTTAAAGTTCATAAGTTATAAAAAAATATTTAATTAATAAAACAATTAGTAAAAATCTAGGTATGGACCAATCTGTTTTCATGGCCAATATACCACCAGTGGCAAATCCCCAATGTGTACAAATCGCTGCTATAAAAAAACTTGTCATACTTTCTTAATAAAAATCATCTTTTTGTTTTCACCTGTAGGTTTTACATACAGGTCTTTTAATTCTTCTTTGTTGTGCCACTTCATAGATACTGATTCGTGTTTAGGTAAACCAGCAGTTTCACCACAATGAATCCAGTTGTCTGCTTTATAAACAGCACCATTGTTACCACCAGCAACAAATGTAATTAAGTATTTAAGTTCATCATTATATTTTTGTTTCCAATGTAGTGGTGCTTGTCTTCTTAATTCTTTTAGTATTTGTGTACCTGCGTTCTTAATCTTTTCTCTCATACAGAAACGCCAGTTATTAGCAAATGAATTAAAGTTATCTTTGTATATATCTTTTTTCATCTTAACATAATTAAGAATATCTTTTGGTGGTGGATATACAGACGAACCTATACCAATCATACCTACAGGATTACCCTCATTAAAAATAACCCAATCTATTCTTCTACCCACAGATGAGGTAGATGGTACATAACTGTGAAAATTTTGTATTGTTTCTTTAACAAATTGTTTACCTTCTTTATCATTTACAACTCTTAATTCTATCATCCGAAAAATGCCTCTAGGTTTGCCTTTTCTTCATGTTCCCAACCAATAGATTGTAGTATAAATCTCATAGGGTCTAAAAATGTTTTAGAAAATTGTGTTTCATAATCTATATACTGTTCTAGTTTAAATTCTTTAGGTAAAGTTGTAATGTAACTTATAACATCAAACTTAAATGGATTAGCTTCTACTAATTTAAGAAACTTAATCTTATCACCCTCTTGTATGTATGGGTACTTTTGACCAAGGCCAAATTGTTTGAGTTGATGATTGTATATCAAAGCACCTTTAACATGAATTGGCGTACCTTTAATAAACACGTTACTAGCATGTCTATACTTTCTTAAATTGTTACAACTTCTAGGAAAAGATATTTGTTCAGCCGTCATAGTAAAAAATTCTTTCTTAAAGTCAGCAATAAACTTATGTAAATCTGATTGTTCTTTACCCATAATTATTTTGATTGCCTCTTTAATTTTACCTCTACAAACTTGTGGTGTAGATGACTTAACTGCCTCTATACCCATAATCTTTAGTTTAGGTTCAGATAGTCTAACGCCTTCCTCGTCAAGTACGTTTAACATATATCTTTTTTTAGCAACCCATATACCTTTGTTGGCGACAACTTCTCGTTTCATAACCATACAATTCTTAAAAGCATTTGTATAATCAGCCAACTCATTAAAACACTTTTCAATAAAAGGTTCTAATCTACTATCAACAACTCTATCTAAAAAATTACATATCTGTTCATTGTTTTTACCCTCACAAGTCTTTTGTACTAACTTGTCAAGTGTAACATAGA